GATGTACGCCGAGCCGCCCGTGCTGTTGGCGATGAAATACTCACACGTGCTGGTGTTGTCGGCGTGCGTGAAGTAGAACCGCCCTCCGCTCGCCCGGTACTCCACCCGCGCGTCGGTGCTGTTGTCCACCTGGCACTGGAGCGGCGTGCCCGCCTTGCCGATGTCGCCGGTCCGCCCCTCGGTGATGACCAGCGCCTCGATGTCGCTCGCCGACTGGTCAAGGTCGTTGAGGATCGCCACCGAGCCGTCCGAGATTTCGAGTTCCGCGCCGGCGGCGAAGCCGGTCGCGTCCTCCCAGTTCGCAGCCGCCACGGAGGTGGCGTTTTCGTTCAGGTTCGTGAATGCCATTGCCGGCCTCCTATGAGAATGTCACCTTGGTGGCGAGAACGGACCCGCCCGCCTGTACCGATCTGTTGTGCTTTTCGATGTCGCGCACGGCCGCCGCGAGGATGCCCGTTGCAACGTCCGCCGGATACCCGGCCGGGAGCGTCACCTCGGCCAGCAGCACCGTGACGTTCCCAACGTCCGGCCACGCGACGGTGGCCCCGTTCGTGATCGTCTGCCCGCTGATCGAACCGTCCGGCCCGATGTACTGTGTCGCGCTCATGTTCCAACCTTGACGGCGTTTCCGTCGCTCGTATCAATCCACAGTTCCCCGGCTGCGGCACCGGCCGCGACCTGGGTGGCCCCGCTCGGCACGCTTGAGAAGTCGAGTTCGCTCGGGTCGGTCACGCTGAACAGGCCCGAGCCGTTCATCACCCACAGCGACCCATCCGCCTGCGCGTCCGATGGGAGCGTGTACGTGCGGTTCGTGCTGATCGACGTGGGCGGCCTCAGCGCGATGTAGTTGCTGCCGTTCGATGAGTTCTCTTTGAACCTCAACTGCGACCGCGTGCCGCCCGAGTCCGGTCCGAGGTTTACGAACGGGCTTTCAAGCGTGGTTGATGTGTCCGCCGAGAACGTCGTGGTGTCGCCGTAGAAGTTGCCCAGCGTGGCCGATCCGGTGTGGATGGCCTCGTATGCCAACTCGCCGTCCACGGCAACCGATAGTGTCTCGTTGCCGCCCGTCGAGTGGAAGAACCCCGAGCCCGTGTTGGTCGTGAAGGTGATGCCGGGCGAGGACACCGACCCGGCCGCAAACTCCACCGGGGACGCGAACGGCCCGCCGCCCGACCCGCCCGACGCCACCCGATCGGTCTGCCCGAGCGAGACGTACCAGCCCGCCCGCTTGCCGCTGTCGGCTGTCGTGTTGGCGATGTGCAGGAACGGCGTGTCGCGGATGTCGATTCCCTCGGAGATGGCCTTGCTCGTCATGTGCGGCGCCACGGCCGTACCGAACGACACCGCGTCGGCGTGCTGGCCGGACAGGGACCGCTTCACCTCAAGCACGCCCGTGGTGCTGCCGTACTTGGGCAGGATCTGCACGGATGCACGGGTGAAGTCGCCGACACCGATCGGGGTGGGGTAGAACCCGCCCTCAAGTTCGATCTCGCCGGCTGCCGCGTCACGCGCCGCGTCCCGGTCGTCGGCGTGCCCCGGCGTGGCGTAGACCCAGACGGTCGCGTACTCGCCCGCGTCGGCTGTGGTGTTGACGATGTGCAGGTAGTCCACTTCCCGCACGTCGATGTCGTCCGAGATGGCCTTCGTCGTCATGTTCGGGGTGACCGCAGCCGAGAACGACACCGCGTCGGATTCCTCCCCGGTGAGCGACTTCTTGATTTCGATGACGCCGGTGGTGCTGCCGTACTCCGGGATGACCTGAACGGCGGCGTATGCGTGCGGTCCGACCGGGACGGCCACGCTGCCGCCGCTGAGTTCGATGCGGTAGGGCTGGAGGAGGTAGGGCATCAGGACACCCCCGGGAACTGCTGCCACGTGTTCTGCGTGTCCACCTGCTCAAACCCGCGCGACTTCACCCCGTACCTGGGCATGGGGAAGTCTGCGGACGGGTCGGGTTCGATGACCGGATCGCAGTACGGCGGCACCGCGTACCGCTGCGATGCCGAGATGTGCCCGACGTTCCGCAGGCCGGGCAGCGCCAGCACGTCCGGCAGTGCGATGCCCGCATATGCGTCACCGTTCCCGTCAACCGGGAAGTAGCCGATGCTGTTGGTGATCGGCCACTGGCCCGTGGACGGACCAACACCCGGATCGTTCGTCCAGTCCTCGGGCTTATTCGCCGTCGTGTTAGCGACCCCGGACTCATACCGCCACTCGTATCGGATCGTGTAGATCCGGCCCTCCGGCCCGTTCCGTGTCCAGCCCACGTCCATGCCCCGGAACAGCAGCGCCGCCCCGCCGATCACGTGAATCGTCCGTGAGAGGTTCACGATGTTCGGGACCGCGCCCACGCTTCCGAACGTGTTGTCCACGCCCAGCGCCGTCGCCGTGCCGGACACGATCAGGGAGATGCGGGCGGTGTCGTGTTCCAGTTCAATCGGGACTTCCTCGAAACTCGCAGCGGCAACGCCGATCGTGTTGTTGGTCGGATTCCCGTCCTGCCCAATCTCAACGGTCTCGGTCGATGCCTTGGACCCCCGAATGCCAGAGAACCGGGCGAGTTCGGTCGCCGGCGACACCTCGAACGTCGTGTCCGCAAGATCGAGTTGCGACACGTCCTGCGATCCGCTGGCGAGTTGGGGCGGCCCGTAGGTGAACGAGAGGATGGAACGCCCCGGACCCTGCGGCGCGATGCCGATCTGGTTGACCACGATCAGCGGGTTCGTCGGGTGCGGGTCGCCGTAGTACGGGAGGTTCTGGCCGGCGAGCGAAGCCTGCGACAGAGCGTTCCCGTCGTATGCGTCGATGGTCGCGGGGAACCGCTCGGTACGGGTGAGCCCGTTCGGGGTGAGCGCCTGCGCGATGGACTGGAACAGCGGGAGGGCGGTCATCGGCGCACGTTCCTCTCCACGCGGGCGAGCTGCCCACCGATCCTGTTGATCGCGTCCTCAAGCCTGCTGAATGTCTGCGACTGCGAGCCGGTGAGCGTGTTGAGCGCGTTGCTCACGGACTGGTTGAGGTCGTTGATGGCTTCGGCGTTGGCCTCTGCGATCGACCGACGCAAGGCAGCCTCGGCTTCGGCCCGCTTCTCTGCGGCCTCGCGTTCTCGCCGATCGCGTTCCTCGTCGAGTTTCTTCTGCTCGTCGGCGGCCTTCTTGGCGGCGGCAATCTCGGCATCTGCGGACGCACGGATGCCCGCGATCTGGATGTGGAACCCCTCCGCGATCAGCCGCTTGCGATCTTCAAGGGCGGCGATGATGCCACCCGCCAGTTCAGAGTCCGGCCTCGCACGCTGTGCCTCGATTTCCTTCTCGATGTCGGCAATCTCTCTTGTCGCCGTGATCCTCGCGGACAACTGCTGCAGCCTCGCCCGCTCCCCCGGACTGTCCTCCTGTGTCGCCTCATTCAGAAGGTTCTGGGCGCGGATGGCCTCGTTGGCAGCCTTGGCCGCTTCCGCCGCGACATCGGCCTGCCTCTTGGCGGCCTCTTCCTCTCGGATCTTGCGGGCTTCCAACTGGTCGGCGGCCAGTTGCCCAAGCCGAGACAGTTCGTCTCGTTGCTTCCTGACGTTCTCTTCGCCGCCCGCGAACGCCTTCTCGAAGAAGCCGAACACGCTGTCGTCCGCCAGCAGTTCGTTCAGTTTGTCCTGCTCCGCCCTGATGGCTTCCAGTCGGGCCGGCGCGTTCTCAAGCGTCCGATCCCCTAGGGCCTCGACGAAACGCTCGGCCTTCTTCGCCCCATCTTCCAGCCCGGACGCCGTTTTCTCGATCAACCCGCCGAGCTTGTAAAAGACGCCCGCTACAACGGCGAAGATGCCGACAACGCCGCCGATGGCACCCTGGAACCTGCGGGCGCCCTCGGTGCTCTTCTCCATCCGCTCGCCGAGTCCGCCGAGCGATCGGTCGCCCGACTTCTTGAGCGTTTCGACCTCTTTTTTGACGGCACCGATCGCGGCCTTGGTCTTTGTCGCACCCTCTGCCCGCAGCTCGATGTAGGCCTGTGCGATCCTGTTAGCGGCCATCGCCCCCCCCGTCCGATAGCCCCGCGTGGTTTTTCTTGGAGATGGCGCGGCGATCGCGTAGAATCAAGGCACCTTGAAAGGGGGAGTCATGATTCGGCTTGCAATGGTCGCTTGCGTTCTTCTCGTTGCCGGGTGCGGAAACCAGTCTCCGCACCCCACACCCGCTCGCGTTGATGTCGGCTTCCGTTACGACGAGATGACAGGGAAGACTTGGACGGAACTCGACTTCCCGCTCGATGCGGACGGGACCGCCCGCGCCCGAACCATCGACTACGCCGAAGGCGAACTGGCCCCTCCGCTTCCGACAAGTGCGAGGGGTGTCTGGTTCACAGTGATCGGCGCGGGCGACCCGGTTGTGATGTATGCAATGGCCGATGGCGAGCGGTTTGAGTTCACACCCGACAGAAACGGCGACTTCGGAATCAAGTCGGATGCCCTCCTCGCCATGGCCACCGGCACCGACGTTCGTGTCAGAGTCGGCATGATCGAAGGACCGCTGCCGCCCGAGTCCAAGCGGGCGATCGCGGAATACCTGGCGTTGTTCGAGTAGCGCCGCCATGCTTAGCCGATCGTCAACGCCCCCGTGCCCCGCAGCGTGCCGGTCACGTCGATCAGGGAACCGATCCCGCAGTTGATGCCGATGCTCGTCCAGAAGGTCGAGCCCGCGAACGTCTTGCCGCTCGCGGCCGTCAGCGTCGTTGCTGTGTTCGCCGCCGGGATGCCCAGTGTGCCCGCTGTGATGAGCGAGTTGTCGCCTGCGAAGGTCAGGTTGCCCGAGCCCTGGAACGAGTAGGTGGCCCGGTTCAGGTCGCCGACCGGGACAGAACCCTGCAACTGGGTCGTGATGATGTTGCCCGCCGCCGTGTCGTCGTCCGTCGTCTCATCACCGAACTTGAACGTGGCCGACGCGCCCGTCCCCCCCGGCGCGGTCAGGTCCGACAGGCTGGTGCTGCTGTCGATGTCCACCTCGAACGTGCCCGACCACGAATACGTGCCGGATGTCCACGTTTTCCACGCGGATGCGCCGAACGCGGTGGTGTCGAACTCAGGGGCCACGATGCTCAGGCTGTACTGCCGACAGCCAACCACGTAGCCGCTGCCGAACGTGACCGAGCCCTCAAGCCCGGCCTTCTGCTGGAACCTCGCGGCGAAGTCCATAGACCACGCCTTGAGCCCCTGCACGTGCGTGGTCGATTCGAGGGACGCCGCGAACTGGGTCGCGTCGTACACGTCGGACGCGAGGTTCAGCGTGCCCGTGTACTGCCCGCTGTTGTCGATCAGGTCGTGTGTGTTGCCGCTGCCGCTTGACGCCAGCAGGCCGGTGACGCCGGTTGTCGCACTCATGCGCTGGCCTCCGAATACCAGGTTTGGAACCGAATCTCATGGGAAACGTGGTCTGGGTCACTCCCCAGACCGCCAGAGTCGAGGTACTGAATCGGCGTCGTCCCGATGCCCGACACGGTCGGGGCCCATCGGTCGATGCCGTAGGTGCTGTTGTCGCCGACGATGCGGGTAACCACCGTGTCGAGGTCGCTTGCGCTGCCATGCGCGTGGCGGATGACGTAGATCACGATGTCGGCCCGCCCGACGTTCTCTCCGAACGTGGTGTCCGTCATGTCGATCGTCTGGGTGATCACGACCACGGGCTTGTCGTCAACGGCCGGCAGGTCCTCGGCCGGCACCATGTCCCGCCACACGCCCTTGGCGTAGGTGGACACCAGATCGCCGGACAGGCGGCTGTAGATCTGCGCGGCCCCGGTTGTGTGGTTGGGCCTCGCCATCACGCAACCCTCGCCGTGATGCTCTGTGCCATCCGCTGGGATGCCACGCGAACGAACGCCCGCTCCATGTTCACCCGCTCACTGGTCAACGTGGGCCGGAGCCACGGGTGCGGCGCGATGCGGCCGGGCTTGGTCTTAGCCATCCGCGCCGCGTGAGGGCTGGACTTCTTGGCGAAGTGCAGGTTGCCGCTCTCGTCTTTCCAGAACGGCTGGCCGCCGGGCGTGGATGCCCCGTATTCGAGATGCCGGCCGTACTTGACGTTGGTCCCGTAGCCCCACACCAGAGGCTGAATGCGGGCGTTCGTGACGCTGCCCTTGAGTCGGTTCGTCCGCACGCCGGGCGGGCTTCCGGGATTTGATCCGAAGTACCGGACCTGCCCGGTCGGCGATGTGTACTTGGTCGCCCCCGCACCCGGCATCGAAGCCGCCGCGCCGTCCGCACCCTCATGCGAGGCCGCTCGCAGCCCCGCGTCCGTCGCCGCGATCAGGTCGCGCAGGAACTCGTCGGAATGGTCAACCACTTTGATCATGGCCGCACCACCAGCGGCACCCGCTGAAGACCGTCCGCGTACTCCGAGCCCGCACCCTGCGCGTGGTACGTCACGCCGCCCGCCGCCACCTTCGCCTTCGCCGGGATCGACAGGGCCGACCCGTCCGCCTTCAGCGCCGGGAAGAACCCCGTGAACGAGGCCGGGGCATCCATCGCCACGCCGCCGCCGTACTTGGTGGACTCCGAACCAGCCGCCGCCTGAATGCTGCACGGCACGTTCTCGGTGTCCGAGTCGGTGTAGACCGGCGCACCGCTGCTGTCTTGCGTCACCGCCGGCACGCTGATCGTGGCGATCTGATCGAAGCCGACCGGGCCGGCGTTGCGTGTGGGTGCGCCGATCGTCAAAGGTCGTCCCCTTCTCCAGCCACGACCACTTCACCACCGCAGCCATACGCCCACTCGCAAGCGGCCGTAACCGCGCGGGTCAGTCGCTCGCGCGGGCACTTCACGCCATCCAGAACCGCCATCGCACCGAGCGCGATGTCCCCGCCCGAACCGTGTGCGACAAAACCACCATGAGCCGGGTAACTTGCGAGGTGGCAATCCATCGACACCACGCGGCCTCGCCAGCCGACGATCAGTGTGTTCCCGCCACGCACCGAGTCATCGGTGGTATCCCAGAGGCCGCACCCCTTGAGAACGCCCCTGATCGCGTCCGGCAGGTCCACATACAGCCACTTATCCTCTTGCCCCTCCCTCACGGGCGGCAGATTCAGGCGGTGCTGAATCGCCACGCCGACCGACGCAAGCCCGGTCGATGCGATCATCGCGTCCCCGACCTTGAAAATCTTGTCTCGGTCCCGGTGCTTGACGCACCCCCACGTCATTTCGCTCTCAGCCGCGAGATACGCCTTGTCTTTGTGGACCAGTCCAACAATGCACGTCACGCCGCACCCCCAGACACCATCGGCGGTGCCCACTCGATCAGCAGTTCACGCACGACCGCCCACTTCTCGGGCTGCGTCCGTGCGACCCGGTTCACCACACCCTTCGCGGACTGTGCCGCGTCGATCGTGTCCCGGCCCGCCTGCTCAAACCACGTGTCAACCAGCGTGAACACGGCCTCCGCCAGATCGTCCGGCGTCGTCGCGTACCCGCCGACATAGATCACCTGGATGTTCTCGACCCCAACGGGCCACACCGAGCCGGTTGCGTGCGTCGTTTCCCAACTCGACAGCCCACCGGCCCGGAACAGACGCGAGGCGCGGGTGTCGCTCGACAGGTAGTACTCGGCCGTGGACAACGCGGTCCCGAACACCGTCGATGATTCCCGGAACTTGACCGACGTGATCGACGCGACCGGCCACTCCCGAAGAAACAGCGTGCCCGACCCGTCCCCGCTGATCGTCTCGGTCCATGTTGCGCTTTCAAAGCCGGTATCGGGATCACGCCCGCAGTACCGGCGGATGTACGCCTCGCACACACCGATCGCCGCCGTGATGCGGGTGTCGTAGCCCGAGCCCGTCAGGCCCCGGCTGGTCTTGTACTCGGATGCGGTGACGAGGGCCACTAGTCATCCCCCACCGGAACGAGCCGGTATGTGGTCCCGTTCCATTTCGCGCGCAGTTCCGGCTCCGCGACGATGGACGCGCGGGGGAGAGCGATGTGCAGGTATGCGCGGGGGATTTCGCTCATTCGTATGCGAACATCCGCGCCGCTTACATCCGGGATCATCTCGCCGGACTCGGTGTCCGTGACCGTCCACTCGGTTGGCTTGTCGCCGGGTATGGAAATGTTCACCCTGTCCACGGCTTACCCCTTCACGCTCTCGGCCGTCTCGCGGACCTTGCGGCGGGTCGCCGTCTTAGGGCCGCCGGTCTTCTCCGCGAACCCGTCCGCGATGAGTTGCAGCGCCCTGCCGTCCGCCAGTTCCACCACGTCGCCGGGCTTGTGGGTGAACCATTCACGGGTGATCCGTACTTTCATCATCCGAGGCCTCCTTCTGGTTAAAACCCCCGGCCACGCTTTCACGTGGCGGGGAGCGGCGCAGGGACGCCAGAAGGGGGTATCAAGCGGACAGGGCCCAGCCCACGCCCTTCTCGGTCGCCGTGATCGGCGACTCGTTGGCGCGGGTGAGCATGGCGAACGCGGTGATGTACGAACCCGCCGTGCCGTCGCCGGCCGTCGCGTCGAGGGCGAGGTAGCGGCCGATGTCGTCGTTCCGCAGGTCGATCTCGAATGCGAACACGGTGTTGTCGTCGGTCGCCGTGGGCAGACGGCCGTCCCCGGACGAGCCCGAGGCCTGGAGCCCGGTGATGGCCGAATACGACGAGTCGTCGGCACCGGACGCGGCGGCCGCACCCGAGTACACGCCGAGCGCCGTCATGTCAACGTCGCTCGCACCGATGATCACGTACACGGTCGCCTTGCTGAACCCGAGCGTGTCAACCGACACCGGGTTGGCATCGCCGTACGCGCCGACCGGATCGTCGGCGTCGGTGATGACGGCGGGGAAGATGATCGGGACAATCTTCGGTTCTGAGAGTGATGCAGTCATGGATGGCCTCCCTTAGTCCTTGAGGGCCACAACCAGAGACGCCGTTTCGGGGTCGCTGGACTCGGCCGTGTCGTTCACGTCGTGGCAGTTGATGGCGATCGAGTCCACCAGCCGGAAACCGGTCTGGTTGAACTCGAAGTAACGGTCATCGCTGGATGCGATGGCGAAGTTGCCGCCGACGCGGCCGAACTTCATGGCGATGTCCCACGCGCCGTAGTACGCGCTGATCTGGTTGGCCGAATAGACCACTGGCATCGCGGGCGTGAACCACACCGGCTTGCCGTTCCAGATCGCGTCCGCGTCGAACGCGGCGAGCTGGTCCATCGCGCGGGTGCCGGCCGTGAAGTCCAGCGGGGTGGCCCCGCCGGCCGCGAGGCCCAGCCGCTCGAAGTTGGCCATGTAGTTCGCGGCCGACATGATGTACCCGACCCGCTCCGAGTGGGCATACGCCCGGCTCGGCAGCTTCGACCGCAGCTGCGTGTCGTGGGTCACGGTGAACTCGCCCCATCCGGACGAGTACTGCGCGTCGTAGGTCGAGTTGGAGCCGATCTTGTCGCCGATGCCCTCGAAGGAGGACGACGCACCCGAGCCCGAACGCGACAGAAGCGCGTTCTGGTCCACGAACTTCGCCACACCACGCGCCATGCTCTCGCCGATGAGGCCGGAGGCGTTCAGCGGGGTGTCACGCAGCCACGAGTTTTGAGCCCGCACCAGCGCCATCACGTCGATGCCAGTGAGGCGGACGTTGTCGCCGGTCGGCTTATCCTGATCGCTCGCGGACGAGCCCTCACCGACCACGCTCACGGTGGCGTCCGAGGTGATGCGGGGCACCAGTTCCGAGGCCGAGCCCATGTTGTGGACGCCGGACGCACGGATGACGGCGCCGTACTTGGGCATGTTCTCGATGATGTCGGTGCTGAACTCGTCCGGGAGCGCCCACGCACCGGTCGAGGTGCTGCCGCTGCCGAGTTCCTTGATGTTCAGGGACTCGACCACAGCCTCATCGAGGCGGCGGGCCGGGTAGTCCATGTTCGGGAACGACTTGAGCCGGAGCCACGCGGTCGCGGCCTCAGCCGTGTCGGCGTCGGACCAGATCACGTCCTTGCCGCGCCACTTCTGGCCGGTGGACGCGGCGCGGTTGTACGCCTTGTGTTGGACGCTGGCCATGCCGATGGCGGGGGCACCGCCGCCCGCAGCCTTCGCCAGCCTGGCGCCGAAGCCGGGGTCGGTGCGGGTCGGCCGCGTCTTGCGGGCCTTCTCGACCGGCTCGTCTTCGCCCTCGTCGTCGTCGGCCAGAGCCTCCTCGGGCGCGGGGCCGTCGGGGGTCAGGACGTTGACCTCCTCGCCGCCGTCGGCCTCCACCGTGATGTTCACGGCCTTGGCGTTGAACTTGGGGCGGGAAGTGAAGATCGCCGCAAGGTCCGAATCGGACGCACCGGCGATGTCAACGGCAGCCTTGACCGCAGCGACGAACGCGTCGGCGGTCTTGGCGGACTTGATGGCGACGAACTCGTCATCGCTCACCACGGACTTGATGCTGTCGAGGAACTGGCCTCGATGCTTGATGCGTGTTTCCGCTACCATTGCGGACACCTCCAAAGCAAGAACATGGGTTCCTGCCCCGAAGCTGCCCGATCAGATGCGGAAGGCGTAGCCCGGTCCGCTCCTGAAGGCCGCCGGTCGCGGCTTGGCCGAATGGCCTATGTCGCCGGGTACTTCCCGGCAAATGTCGGGGCGGGCTGTTAGGCCCGGACGACACCCCCGACTACCTCATATCGTACCGAACGGATGCCGTCGCGTCAATATGCGGGCACAATCACCCCGTCGGGGGTCCATATCGGCCTTCTCCGCTTGGCCGGCTTCGGGGTCTCTGGGGCCACCGATCGACACTCCACGTTGCACGGCATCGCGGTAACGCTCAGTTCCACCCATCGCCACTTGCGGACGATCGACCTGAAGGCGTTGCCCTTGCCGTACTTCTCGATTTCCTCGTCTGTCGGGGGGCCAACGTCCAGGGCGTCAAACCCGATCGACACGCCCACCCCGAAGTCCTCAACGTCCTTGAGAAGCTGCTCGCCGTCCGGGCTCCTGCGGGCCGCGAACCGGACCATCCACCCGGCAGGCTTCAAGATCGGGTAGTTGCTGCGGAGGCCGCCGACCCAATCGGACCAACTGTATTTGTGGTCGATGAAAATGCACCCGTTGGTCTTGAAGTAATCGAGAACTGCGCCGCTCGGGACAACAACCTCATCGTCCTCGTCCACTCTGGCGGTGTTCGCAGTCACGACCACATCGCGGTTGCCGTTCTCAATGTCCACGCGGGCGTCCTTGCCGTGCAGCCGAGTGCCCACGATGCCGATGTTCGCGTCCTTGCGGAGACTCGGGTGTCGGGACTTGAGACGGGTCCGCAGTTCGTCGGGCCCGATGAGTTCAATCCTCGGCATGATGGGCCTCCGGGCGCTCGATGATGGGTGTGGGGTCGATCATTCGCTGGCCCTCTCATTCGGCCGCGTCTGCACGCTGCACCGGCAGTTCGGCCGGTACGGCGGGGCGTAGTGGTCACGCTTGAACGTCTCGGACTTGCCGTCCGTTCCCCGGATCGTCTCGCCCGCCTTCACGAACGGGTCGCCGATCGGGATGCCCTTGGACGCACGTGCCTCGATCACGCGGTGGACCGACGACGCACCCGGCGCGGTGACGCTGTACTTGGTCTCCACGCCCGCTTCCTTGTACCGTGCGAGTTTGCCCTGGTTCGCCGCACGCTGCACCTCGGTGCGGGCGATCCGCTCGGACCGGGCGCGGCTGAACCCGTGGTCGGCCTCGAGGTCGCGGGCGATGTCGTCGATGCTGTCGCCGGCATCGAGCCCCTGCCGCACACGGGCCTCGATGGACTGCGCGGTGTGGTCGGAGATGTCGGACGAGAACTGCCGGACGAGGCTGGTCTGCATCTCCGCGACGGCCTCGGCATTGGGCACCGTGAACGGGTCAAGGTCGGTGCCCTCGTCCAGTTCCAGCCCGGCGAAGTCGAACCCGGCGCGGTACATCTCGCGGAATGTGGGCTCAAGCGTGGCGGCGAGCGATTCCTGCAACTCGGACAGGTCGATGGCCTGCCCCGCCCGGATCTGCCGCAGGGCGTCCACCTTCGCATCCTCGATGAAGTCGAACGCAATCTCCGACAGTTCGCCCATCGCGGCCCGCAGCGCCGCCGTCTGTTTCGCGGCGTTGGCGGCCCCGATCAGGTCGCCGGGGATGTCCACGGCCTCGCGGTCGTCGTCGTCGTCCTTGGTGCTCAGGCCGGAGCAGGAAGGGCAATCGGTGTAGGGGTCGGGTCCGGCATGGTGAGGAGCCATCCGTACTTGGGCTGGCTGGACGCCGGCAGACTTCCGATCATCTGCCCGTGATACATCGCCGGAACCATCCCTGTCACCGCATCCGGGCTCCAGCACTGCGGCCACCCCGGAACCATCGCCATCGTCACTTCCCGAATCATCGTCCACCCCTTTCAACCCATCTGCGCGAACCTCCGAGTTGTCGCGCGAAATCTCAGATTTTTCGACATTTTCCGGCAGGCTCAGCGTGAACAGCGGGCCGCCCGGCATCGCGGGCTGCTGCCCCACCTGATCCAGCGGCACGCCGTTGATGCGGGGGATGTCCCCGCCCTTCACCGGCTCGCGGCCAGTCTCGGCCAGATACCAGTTCAGCGGCACGCCCATCGCCGTCTCGATCGCCGCAATCTCCGCCTCCGCCTTGCGGTCCGCCAACACCGGATCGTCATACGCAAACCACATCTCGCCCGGCTCGACGTCGTACCACTCCAGCATCCGCGTCCGCTGCTCGGCACGCCGCCAGAGCAACGGGCGGACCGTGCCCGCCTGGTACTGATCGTCCCCCTGCTCGGCCGATGCGAACGCCGACGACCGGTTGTCCAGCACCGTCTCCGGCACGCCGAACGCACGGCGGACCATGCCCTTGTGCCAGTCCAGCCGCTCCATCGTCTGCATCTCTTTGCCGACGCCCGTCATGGACTGGAACGGCGTGCCCGATGCCCCCACCGCGCCGATGATCTTGGACTTGCCCTTCGCACCCGCCGTCTGCCGCGACACCTCACGCATGAAGTCCCGCACCGCCTCTGCCGTGGGGTAGACCGACCTGTCCAGATTCAGGATGCCCGCCGGGACGTTGCCGTTCTCGATCGTGTCCAGATCGAACTCGGTGTTCGCCAGCAGCACGCGGGCCGAGTCGTAGCAGTCGTGGAGCGGGCCGTACCCGTGGAACGGATCGCGGGGATTCTGGCGGAACTTGAAATGGATGACCTGCTCGACCGGGATCGGCTCGATCGCCGTCTGCTCTCGGCCGTAGGCGTAGTACGCGATGAGTTGCCCAACGTCCTGATCGGCCGGGATCGGGTTGGTGTACTGCGGCAGGAGTGGCCACAGTTCGAGCCCGTCCTTCGACACCGCCTCGAACGCCTCGCCCGCGATGAGCTGCGACCACACGCCCAGATACTCAAGGTCCGTGCAGGACATGGTGTCGTTGGGATCGTTCAGCAGGTCCAGCACCGGGTGCTCCAGCACCTCGACCACATCGCCCTCGGCCATCGCCCGCTGGGTCGCCTTCGCCGTGTGCCCGCCGTACCGCTTGGGGTCACGCATCTTACGGAGTTCGTGGGGCTCCACCACCCGCCCCTCGCCCGCGAAGCGCCCGCCCTTGCCCCGCCGCACCGTGACTCGCCCGGCCGCCCGGTACAGCCGCAGCGTGGACTGTGAGCAGTCGGTGGCGATCAGGTGGGCGCACGCGGCGGGCAGGCCCAGCGCCACGGCGATGAGTTTCATCGCGTCGATGTTGCGCGTGTACTGCGTGCGTGACGCCTCGGCCCGCGTGATGGACGCGGAGACGAGTTCGCCGCCTGTGACCCGCTGGGTTGCGGGCTTGGCCTTGCGGTAGGCGTAGGGGGTCGGCTTCATTGCCACGTGCTCCACATGTGATCGTCACTCCCCACCATCGCCTCACGCGCCGCCTCGGCACGGTCGAACACCACGGGGGCGGGGGCGCGGCCGGCCTCGCCGTTCGTGATCCCGTACCGGATCGAGTCCATCGCGTGGTTATCGCGGTCGCGGGGCTGATCCTTCAACCCGTGCTGATTCGACGCCCACTCGTACGTCTCAAACTCCCGGATCGTGTTCGTGCAGCACGGGTCAACCGTGAGCGACGGCACGCCGCGATCGTCCGGGGCCAACTTCGTCTGCACCACGTTGATTCCGTACGCGACCGACCCCTGTCCCTTGTCGGCCGGCACCGCCTGCACACCGGCACGCCGCAGGGTCTCGATCAGGTCGGGCGCTGCCGAGTCCACGACGACCACAGTCTCAGGGTCCACCAGGGACTTGACGCGGGCGACCTTCTCGGACATGACCAGCCGGGTCTCGTACACCTCGCGGGCGACGTGATACCGGCCGTCCGAATCCACGTGGATGTCCAGCGCCACGAACGGGTCGGTGTACCCGTCGTCCACACCGACGATCCGCCGCTTGGCGATGCCGGGCCGGGCGATGGCGTGCGTGTCGCGGTTGAAGCGGTCGAACACCAGCCCGTCCGAGCCGGCCCATTCGCCATCCCGGTATCGCCGCCTCGCCACGCCCTCCAGCAGGTCCAGTTCGGCCATGAACGTGTCGGGCAGGAAGTAGTTGTCATGGGGCCGCAGGTGGTACGAAACGTGCCCCGGCATGGCCGACGCGCCACGGGTCAGGCCCCACCGCTTGGCGATCCAGTGCGACGGCGGGCCGGGGTTGCAGAGAAACGAACGCTGGAGCGGCAGGCCGTCGATGGGCACACGCACCGACATGCACACCTGCACCACAGCGTGCTCGTTCATCTCCACGGCCTCGTCGAACGTCGCCCCGGTCAGGTTCATTGACGAGCCCTTGCCCGTCGATCCGGCCTCACGCCCAACGTCGCCCTGATCGAGCCCGTTGTAGACGATCTCGCCGCCGCCGTGGATCTTGATGGTCTTGAGTTCGCGGTTGTGGCTGTACGTCCCCGGCGGGATGACGGGCGGAGAGTTGCCGTCGCCGTCGATCAGGGTCTTGAGCGTGGTGCCCTTCAGGTCGATGAGGCGCTGCCGGAACAGGCCCTCACGGGCACCGGGCACGCGGGCACGGTTGTAGACCTTCCAGCACCCGCCCGTGGTCTTGGCCGAGCCACGGCCGCCGTAGGCCAGCAGCCACGGTGCGGCATCCTCCACGAAGTCGAACTGGCCGGGCAGCAGTTCAACCCTCATCGGTGTCTGCCTCCGGGGGCTTGCCCCGTACCAGCGTGATCTGGACAGGCCCGCCCCCGCCGCCGGTGTGCTCCAGTTTCGTCAGGTCGCCGTAGACCTTCGGGGCGTGCTTGCCGGCGAGCCACTGGTAGTTCTTGGCCGACTTGTCCAGTCCGTCCGACTCGTCCCTCGTCCGGCAATGCCGCAGCTCCCCGGCAATCTCTCGGATCGTGTCCGCGTCGTAGTGGGCCTGCGCCTCACGCGCACGCGCGTAGTTGCGCACAAAGTCCTCATGCTTCCCATCCCAGAGCCACACCATGACGGTTCGGTACGCGGGGCAGTTCGGCCATTCGGGCTCTTTCTCCATCTCTCGGAGCGCCTGCGACAGCCCCTTGCCCTCGGAGATGCGGAAGCAGATTTCCTCCGCCAGTTCCGGGGTGTACTTGGATGGGCGGCCCGTGCGTGCCATCACCGCCCCCTGTCCCGTGTGCGGTTGCGCTCGCCCTGCACCAGTTCCGCCGAACCCCAGCCCCGCGTGTACATGAGCCGATCCTTGGCCGGGTGCACGTCGCCGCTCTCCATGATGTCCGTCTGGTTCTCGGCCAGTGTGCGGGTCGGGTCGTAGGCTGTGCCGATCCGCATGTTGCCCCGGCTGTACTGCTGCACCAGCACCTTCACGCGGTTCACGACGCTGATCAGCAGGGCGCTGCGGTCCGCGTTCCAGTTGGTCGGTGGCGAGCCCTCGCCCGTGTTCTCGTCGTAGGGCGGCACCTGCTCGATCAGGACCAACTCCACCTCATGCTCGGCCGCTGCCGCGATAAGCAGTTCCAGTTCGGCCACGACCGCGTCTGCGCGTGCCGTGCTGGTTTCGAGGTCGTCCAGTGTGCTGAGGCTGTTAATCACGATGTCCCACAGATCGAGGCGGGCGGCGTGGCCGGCGCTGAAGAAGTCGCTGTAGGACACATCGCCCAAGCCCTCGACCCGGAACTCGGCCACGCCAGACGAGCGGTTGATGAACGCGCCGCCTGATCGTCCGAGGATGCCGGCTCCACGCCAGCCGCCCACGGCCGGGAAGGTGACACGCCCGCCGCCGGGGAGGATGTCGCCCCATGGACACAGGCCCTCGTCCGCGACGTTGCCTGTGGTCTGGTAGTTCGCGGGATCGGTGCCAGACGACAGGCCGTTGGCGACGTAGGACGAGACGAGCACCCATTGCCAGCGTTCGGCGGCGATCATGCCGCGCGTGACGTAGGGCTCGGTGCCGGCCGATGCCGTGCCGACCGTGATCTTGGGCCGCACAGCCTCGCTGATCCAGCCGGACAGCGTGGTGCTCTTGTACGTCCACATCACCCGGTCGGTGTTCGCGGCTGCCCAGTTGGTCCCGGTCCCGAAGTACTGGACAGTCAGGCTGAGCGGCTTGCCGTCGCCGTGGTGCATGACGATTTCGTACCAGTTGCCGGGGGTCACGTTGATGCCGGTCAATTCCTCAAGCACCGGCCCGCTGCCGCGACGGAGGCTGATTTGCTTGGCCGAGTTGCTGTCCGGGATGCCGATGCCCGCAACGATGTCGCCGGATGCGTCCACCAGGTCCAGGTCGATCGGCCCGCTTCCCACGTGGACGATGCAGCCGACCGCGCCCCGGCCCTTCCATGAGGGTGGCACGCGGAGTTCCCGGCCCGTGCCCACGCACGCGGCGGTTGACGGGAACTCGTACGCGTAGACCTTCTCGCGGTCATCGGTCGTGGTGTAGGTGTTGTGGCGGTGGTCCGGGGTGCCGGCGCTGACCGACCACTCATAGGCACCGTCCGCGTAGGTCTGCGCCGCCGCGTTCGGTGCGATCGCGTTGCCCATCACCCACACGTCATCGTCGCTGGTGTCGAGGGTGGCGGCCTCGTAGTTGTCCGCGCCCCCGCTGGCGAACGTCTCGGCCCCCATGCTGTAGAGTCGCTGACTGACCCGCTGAGCCCCGGTGTTGTCGATGTCGGGATCCCAGAGCAGCCTCTGGCAGTTGTTCATCAGGTTCGACGAGAATGCGTCGTTGACGAAGAACGTCCGGTTGTTGACCGTGACGAAGCAGTCCACGTCGTTCGTGCCGCGCGGGATGGCCCAGAAGTCGAAGCGGTACTTGCGGTCGAGCTGGATGTGCTGGCCGCGCTTCTGCCCGTCGCCGGTCACCGCGTTGAGGTTGCCGAACTCGCCGTGGTTGTTGTTGTGGAACGCGGAGTTTCCATAGCCGAGGGTGAACCGGCCCATCGAGCCCGGCCGCCAGGGGATGATCGTTACGGTGTCGTCCACGCCGTCGTCGTCATCGAGAACCCACTTCATTTCCCACCAGATGTGCAACGCCTCGCCCGAAGCGCTGGCCCCGGCGTTCACGTTGGCGTTGCTGGTCAGGATCAACTCGCAGCCGTTGGCCCCGCCATCGCCCGAGGCCATGTGGTTGGCGAGGTAGAGGCCGTCGGTGTCCTCGCCGTAGTACCAATCGTCGGATGTGGTGATCGAGCCGCCGGCCGAAACGCCGACGTTGGCGGATGTTGGCGCGGTGCCGACTTCCCAGCCCGAGGTGTCGAGTTCATACGTTGCCATCGGCACCCCCATCGGCGCGTGCCACGGGACGAGCGGCCCCAGCGGCCACGGCGGCACGGCTGCGGCCGGTGTGTGCCAGAGCAGCACGCACAGCAGGGCGGCTAGGCCGGTGATTGTGGGGCGGGACATTCACACGCCCTCCTTCTGTTTCGCCTTGCGGATCACAGCCCGGAACGGGCCATCGCCCATCCCCTCGGCCGCCATCGCGTCTTTCAACTCGCCCGCGTTCGGGGCCTTCTCGATGACCTTCGCCGCCTTGCCTAGCACCGCCTGCTCGGTCGCACGCTTCAGGTCCGAGCGGAACAGCAGCCACAGCCACGCTCCGAGCCCGGCCACCGCGATGAGGAACAGCCACGGGTTGAACGCACCCGCGACGAACCCGGCACCGATCGCGCCGCACAGCACCGCGTTGGTGATCCGGCCACGCTTCGCCGCCCACATCGCCAGCAGGATGAACCCGATGCCGACACCGAATGCCGCGTAGTGCAGGCCGGTGACGCCATCAAAGAACGCCATAGCGTCCGCCGTGCCGGTCGCGCCGCCTGCGGAAGTCTCGCCCGTCAAAGGGTTTACGGTTGGGTTGCCGAAATCGTACTCGGTCGCCGTCTCGCCCCCACGCTGGTAGACGGACGGGCCGGCGGCGCTGCCGGTCGTCTCTTCGAGCCCACCACGCCGGGCCTCAAGATCGAACGGCTGGCCCGTGTCGATGAGCCGGTCGATGAGGGCGGGGTCAACCAGGGGTGCGGATTCAGTCACGCTCGCCCCCCGCCGGATGGCCAACGCGGAGGCGAAATGAATCGGCGGGGATCACCTTACGGCTCGCCCCTGCCTCACCCCCCTTGATGCGGGAGGTGGACGCGGACGAACAGCCCGGCGCGGCGATGACCGCGCACAGGATAAGCGTGTGGAGGATGGGTTTTGTCTGGCACCGGGCCCGGAGTTTCACGGATGAATCTCGCGTGCGGCACCGGGGGAGCGCCCACAGTATATCGGGGTCGGCGCGGGAGTGCAAGCGAGATGTTGGGGAATCAGGGAGCGGGCTTATCCTTCCTGCGCATCCCGATCGAACGGGAGAAAAACATCCAGACACGCAACAACCGCCGCGAGCGACACGGCCGCGACGAGGCACCACACGAAACTGTCCGCGAGGTCCGACTTGCCGAGGGCGTAGCCGAACGCGTGCGCCACACCCAAGATCATCCCTTTACTCATCGCTGCCCCCTTCCACCCCCGCGACCCGCGCGGCTTCGGCGAGGATGGTGTGGGGGTCGGCGTTGAATATCGTTTCACCCCGGTCGCCCTCAAAGGCAGGGGGCGGGCCGTTCTCGTCCGACCACCGCAGCGCCCTGAACGCGATGGCGTGATACACGTCCAGCGGCACCGCCCCGGCCTTCCAGTAGACACCGTGCGACACGATGAACTGCCCGCCGGGGTGTTCTTGCAGCCAAGTGTCCCCCAAAATCTCCCTGCCCGCCTCCGAGCGCAGCAGCGGCAGGTGGGGGGTGAGGTCGTGGGTTTTAGTCATCGCGGGCCTCCTGTGCGGCGCGGGCGGCGGTGACCTTCTTCGACCACTCCACACCTGCCTCGATTGACGAGAAGCATTCGGCAGGGCACACACAGCCGTCATATCCGAACGTGGTCTGGTTGCTTGCCGGCAACGCCCCAAACCCAGTTTCATCCAGCGGGGTGAATGTTGATGGCGAGTCGTCATCCTCCCACTCCTCGACGTATCCACAGTACCCTCTGCTTGGGTAGTACATCATGTCGCCAACGCAGACTTCGACCCCGTCCTTTGTGGTGAACGCTTCGCGGAACCGCTCCACGATCGCCTCCAGCTCGGCGATGCGGGCGGCTTGTCGCTCGATGTGCGCGGCGACGTACTCGGCATCACTCGTGTTGCAGTCCGAGCCGGACACCCGCGTACGGTGCTGGGCGCGTTCCTTCACACCCTTGACCCATCGCGTGACGGCTTGGGCCATCTTGATTTCGTGGGTTGTTTCACTCATCGGCTGCCTTTCGATTGGGGGTGGGGAGGTATGCAGACACGTCCACCGCAACCAGCGGATACTTACGATTCCAGACGTTCGGCGGGTTCTCGCGGAGGATCTTGTTTGCGGCCTCGATCGCGTCCTCCACGCCGTCCGGCAGGTCGATATCGATATCGTCACATTCGACGCTCTCGGCGATATCCTGCGCATCCATAGTCCGCCATGCCTCCCGCTCACAGAGAACAAACAACAGGGTGGGCTCGCCAGCCTCGGCGAGGTCATCGACAAACATGTCAAGATCGTCAGGATCGAAAATGTAGTGGTCGTCGTCGATTTCAACGATCGGCGTCATGCCGTCCCACGGAACGCGATCCAAAGACTCCCATTTTTCGATGTTGTTCAGACACCTGCACCCCCGGCAAAACCGAAGGTTTCTCCGCACAGCAACGGATTCGCATCGCTCACACCGCGTGTGTGTGCTTCCGAATCTCCGGCAGTCGTCCTCGGTTCGCCAGATCCGACCATCTGGGTCTTGGTACGCCGTTACGGCGATCGCCGCACCGGGGTGATCTGGCAGTATCACGTTGTCTGGAAGACCCGCGCTGATCCTGTGTTCCGACATTAGTCATCCTCCCTAGTCATCTCGCTGTTCGTTGGGGTGGGGGTGGGGTGGTCGGGCACGCTCTGCCGACGCTTCCGATTCCTGATGAGGCTTACCGCCGTTATCGAAACGCCGTATTTGTTCGCAAGC